AAAAGATGCAGTTGGTTTTGGTCAAATGCGTGAAAATATGAAAGCTGCTATAACAGGTCAATCAGTTGCTCCTTCCGTAATGGAAGATCCTGAAACTGGTAAAGTTTATGATGTAGCGCCAGAAGTGCAACAAGCATTGACACGAGATTATTCAGCATTAGTAAAAGCAATGAATAAGAAACGAGGATAATAAATGGGTTATCGCATTATATCAGTTGATACCAATGTTTTAAAAACTGGTGCTCCAACGGCATTAGGTATTTCATATGAATCATCTGATAGAGTGTTTACATCAATTTATACAACGTCCGAACAAGCTGTGCTTAATCTTAAAACATTATTATTAACACGAATTGGCGAACGTTATGGATATCCTCAATTTGGAACTCATTTATTAAATGTTATATTTCAGCCAATATCAGATTCATTGCGTGATGAAATTAAAAATATTATTACCGAACCGGTATCAATGTTTTTACCGTACATTACATTAGATGAAATTGATATAAAAACACCAGAAGATGATCCTAATTTAATAGAACATCTTGTATCAATACGAATTACATTTTCAATTGGAGTATTTGATACTAAAGCAATATTATTAGAAGCAACAAATACAGGTATATTAAAAGTATCTGAAGTATAAAGGGTATAAATGGAAACTAAAAAAGATGTTTCATATTTAGGTAAAGATTTTAGTCAATTTAAACGAAATTTATTAGATTTCGCTAAACAATACTTTCCTACAACTTATACTGATTTTAACGAGGCTTCTCCTGGTAGTTTGTTTATAGAAATGTCAGCTTATGTTGGCGATGTATTATCATATTATGCAGATAATAACTTAAAAGAATCGTTATTAGAACAAGCATCTGAACGAGCTAATATATATGATTTATCAAAAGCATTGGGGTATAAACCATTAAATGTAGTGCCAGCATACACAACATTAGATGTATTCCAAATTATTCCAGCATCTGGAAGTGGTGCAAATGTACAGCCAGATTGGCAATATGCTACTATCATTAAAACAGGAATGCAAGTTAAACAAAATAATGGCACGTCTGTATTTCGAACTTTAGATACCGTAGATTTTGGATTTTCTTCATCATATGATCCAACTGAAGTTACTGTATATGAAAGTGATGCTGCTACATTGTTACCTACATATTATTTGTTAAAAAAACAAGTTAAGGCAGTTAGCGGCGATGTAAAAACTTCTACGTTTTCATTCGGATCGCCAGTACCATATGACAAAATAGTTTTACCTGATACTAATATTATAGAGATCGTCTCAGTTACTGAATCAGATGGAGATGCATGGACTGAAGTTCCTTATTTAGCACAAGACACAGTTTTTGAATCAGTTCCTAATTTACTAGAAAATGATCCAGATTTAGCTCCTTATCGTTCGAGTGCTCCTAGTTTATTAAAATTAAAAAGATCGGCTAAAAGATTTATTACTAGATTAAGAAGTGATAATCGTTTAGAATTGCAATTTGGAGCTGGCATTAGCAGTAATAATGATGAAGAAATTGTACCAAATCCAACTAATGTAGGAAATGGATTAGCTGCATTAAGAAAAGGTGTAGATGTTGATATTGATCCATCAAACTTTTTATATACTAGAACATATGGCCAAGCTCCAGCAAATACAACATTAACTGTTACATATACAACTGGTAATGGAATTTTAGATAATGTGCCAGCAAATGTATTAACACAAATTGATTTTATAGAATTTGATAGTAATATCAATGAATCAATAAATTCTGGATTAAGAAATTTTGTTAGAAATTCAATCGCAGTTTCGAATCCAGAACCAGCAACGGGTGCTAAAACTGCAGACACATTACAAGATATAAAAAATAATGCATTAGCTAATTTTGCAACACAAAACCGTCTTGTTACTCGAGAAGATTATATTGTTCGTGCATATTCAATGCCAGCAAAATATGGAAGTGTTGCTAAAGCTTATATCGTACCAGATGACCAAATTGCGCAAGAATCATATCAAGATAAAAAAATTCCTAATCCATTAGCAATGAACTTATATGTTTTAGGAATGAATCAGTCAGCACAATTAACACAATTAAATCAAGCGGTAAAAGAAAATTTAAAAACTTATTTAGATTATTATCGAATGGTAACAGATGCAATTAATATAAAAGATGCATTTATTATTAATATCGGTGTTGATTTTGAAATAACAGTGTTATCAAAATATAATAGCAATGAAGTATTATTAAATTGTATTAATGCATTAAAATCATATTTTAATATTTCAAATTGGCAAATAAATCAACCAATTGTTAAATCTGATGTATTTAATATATTAGGAAATGTTAAAGGAGTACAATCAGTTATTAATGTTAAATTTTCAAATTTATATGACACTGATTTTGGTTATTCTGGAAATGTTTATGATTTAAATACTGCTACGAAAAATGGAATTGTATATCCGAGTTTGGATCCAAGTATTTTCGAAGTAAAATATTTAGATAAAGATATTAGAGGCCGTGTAGTAAATTATTAAGGATATGAATGTTTAGAATATTTTATGCAAAACAAGATGCAGCGTTATACGAATCAGCGCCAACATATAATACTGGTTTAGATGAAGTTTTAGAAATTGGTAAGCGTTTATCTACTGATGGAAATTCTTTATTAAAATCTAGAAGTGTTGTACAATTTGATATGACTGAAATTTCAGCTTCATTATCAAAATACAATAAAACAGTTAATGATTGTAAATTCATGTTACAATTATATACATCGGATGCTAAAGCACTGCCAGCTTCATATACAGTTACTGCTAAATTAGCAGGACAAAGTTGGACTAATGGTACTGGATTTTTATCTAGTTTAACTACCGATGGTATAACTTGGAATGCTGCGACTCCTAATACAAATTGGATATCTGGTAGTCAATATACTGAAATTGGATCTAGTAATTTATATATTTCAGGATCAGGTTTAGGCGGAAATTATTTATATTATTCAGGATCAGGTACGGCTCCTATATTACAAGTATCAGAATCATTTTCTTATAGAACTAGTGATATTAATTTAAATGTAACTGCTCCATTAAAACTTTGGATGAGTGCTAGTTTAGGCGAAATTATTCCAAATTATGGTTTTTTACTTCAATATTCAGATGATGATGAATTAAATGATGACGTAAAAGGGTATGTGAGATTTTTTAGTAGAGATACACATACTATATATGTCCCTAAAATTGTAATGTACTGGGATAATAGCACTTTTACAACAGGATCGTTATCATCTATTAATCTAGATTCATATTCAGTTTATACCAATATTAAACCTACGTATACTGACACTGAGATTGCTAAAATACGTATTTATGGTCGTGATAAATATCCTAGAAAATCTCCTACGAATTTAGCACCGTATGAAACTATAAAATATTTACCATCAACTACTTATTATTCGGTTATTGATGCTGCTACAGATGAAGTCATAATTCCGTTTGATGATATTTATACTAAAATAAGTTGCGATTCGACAAGCAATTTTATTTATTTAGATATGAATGGATTTATGCCTGAGCGAAATTATCGTTTGCAATTAAAAATTGTTGATAGTTTTGTTGAGCATTATATAAATGACCAAATTTATTTTAAAGTAGTTAGATAATGGCTAAACAAAAAGAAGTTGTAGTAGATTCAATTGTAGATGCATTTAATGCCAAATATCAAAAAAAGGGCGTTACATATGCATCTAATATTTCTACTATAAATACTAGAGATGAAGCTGGTAATATTGTTTATAAACAAAATGAAGCAAATCCACTTTTAGTTATAGAAGCTATTGCTGAAAATATCATAAATCAATCTGTATTAAAAGTTGTAGATACACAATTTAATTATTTTAAATTTCCAGCTCGTACTAATGTTGTAGTTGAAGATGATTTAGATTTAGGAATTGACCCAAATGATTTCGTTGTAGAAATTCCACAACCAGAACCATTGCCTGTAAAATATTCTCCGTCAACTGATCAAACTTTGATTGAAAGTGTTGACTTTTCTACATTGGAATTTTCTTTAGTAAATGAAGGCCCAGCTCAAGAGAATGTTAATTCATTTACAGTGACTCAAGAAATATTAGATTTAATTCCAAATTATTTGAAATTTACTGGTGTTGTAACTAGTTATTATAATTCAAATAATAATTCCAGAGCTCAATTTACTATTACGGAATTTGATTCTAATGGTAATGCATTGCCGGCAAGTAGAGATAATGGATCATTTAATATTCCAGTTTATTATCCAAATGGTACGGATGATGAAGGAAAGATTAAAAAAGAAGGAACGTATACAACTAATATTAACTTAACAATAAGTAAAACTTGGTTGCAATTAGGTCATACATATAGAATAATGGGTAGAACTAATGATTCGAATAATAATCGTTTTCATACCGTATTAGCAAAAGACTCATATATAAAAATAATAGGCGCATAATATGTTGACGCAATATAAAAATATCGAAGAAATTAAATCTGGTAAAACATCTTTACAGGCAGATCGTTTTGGATATTTAAAGCGCAATTTTTTTACATATGATACATTAAAAACATATGTAGAAAAAACAAAAATTATACAAGGAACATCTCGTGTTGAGTTGCATGTTTATTCTGGCGATAATTGGGTTACCGGGAATCATCAAGTTACGGTTGAAACAAAAGTACCACAATTTTATTCGGCCAACAAAAAAGCTATACAATTAAATTCGCCATTTGGTATTAATGTTGTTTCTGAATTAGATAAATTAAAAATTAGTTCAGGTCAGTTTAGAATTGCCGTTAACTTCTTTGATGATTTAATTGGTGATTATAATGAACAATATTTACGTATTGATGAAATTTCTCCAGACCGAACTGAGATTAGATTACGAGCTATTGATGCAACTAATTCTAAATTCTTACAACAATTAACTAATTACATACAAACGATTGATCAGACAGCAGATGGTATTCATAAAACCTTGTTGTTAAATTTTAGTCGCAATCAATGTATAATGTTCGTAAATAGTGTTGTAATAGGCGAATACTTATATGTAAAATTATTTGAACCATTACCATCACAATTTAAAGTTGATTTTAAATGTTGGGTAGTTGAAGAATTAAAACCTACATTTTTAGATAAAATTTCTATTATTGCTGAAAATTTAGGAAGACAATTTAATAAATTAGCAGGACCAAATTGGCAAGCTAATTTTTCTTTAAATAATTCTGCAGAAATTGGATATGCTAATTGGACTGAATTATTAGGTTCAACATTAACCACTTCGCAACAAATTGTAGATACATATTTTTCTGGTAGTTTATCCGGAATGTCATTGAATATTGATTATTCTGATTTTAATAATTTCGTATTCTATAGTTCGGCAACAGAACGTCTTGCTAATTTCAAATATAAAATGGAATTAGTTGAATATTATACTTCACAAAGTGCATTTATATCAACATTATCAGGTAGCGTTGCTACTACAAA